TTTTTAATGATGATGAATTAAAACAAATACAAGTACAATCAACAAAAAAAGATTATTCTATAATTAATAAAACAGGTCTAGGTGCTGAAAATAGAGTAGATAAAAAGTATAGACATAGTGATACATATTTTTTAAATTCAGATAATACACACAATCACTGGATATTTGAAAGAATTTCTAATTTAGTACATCAAGCAAATAAAGAATGGTATAATTTTGAATTAGATCATTTAGAAAATTTACAATATACTATTTACAAATCAAAACAAAAACAATTTTATAAAGCTCACGTTGATACTATCTTAAATCATTTTGATAATAACGTTAGAAAATTAAGTTTTTCTTTATTGTTAAATGATGATTTTAATGGAGGTGATTTAAATTTTTATTATACGTCTGAACCAATGACAGTAGAAAAAAAGAAAGGAAGAATTTATTTTTTTCCTTCGTATGTTTTACACGAAGTTTCTCCAGTAACAAAAGGTACTAGAAATAGTTTAGTAGGATGGGTGAAAGGACCTCATTTTGTATAATGTCTTATGATATAAAAGAATTAGTTTGGGAAGAACATAAAAATGCCGAAAGGCAAGAGTTTGTAAAAATATTAATGTCAGGTGAAATTGATTCTGAATTATATGCTACTTATCTATACAATCAATTACAATGTTATGTTGAATTAGAAAAATGGGCAAATCATAACGGTCTATTCAGACAAACGCCAGGATTACAAAGAGCAGAAAATATACACAAAGATTATACAAAGTTATGGACTAAAGAAGAAAAACCTGTAATTACTCAAAGTACAAAAGAATACGTAGAACATATTAACACAATTACAGATGATCCTGAAAAGTTATATGCACACATTTATGTAAGACATTTAGGTGATTTATCAGGAGGTCAAATGATTGCTAAAAAAGTACCTGCAAAAAAATATTATGATTTTGGTGCAAATGGTAAAGAATGGAAAAGAATAGTAAAAGAAATAATTAATAATTATCTTAACGCATATGAAAAGAATGTAGTGCCAGAGGCAAAACTATGTTTTAATTTTGCAACAAGATTATTTGGAGAAATGAATGATTTGGGAAAAACTAATTAAGTGTAAAGACGAAATTGTTGCCACTTTAAATGTAAACTGTGAAGAATACATTGAAGAAGGTATGACACGATTTAATAACGCAGATTACGGTTGGGTTAATCGTACTTGGAAAAATAAAAATATAAGACGAGCACACGTAGATGTTGTTGATGTAAGACATACAAAAAAACTTTGGATGATGCACGTTTGTTTATTTCCAGAGTTAACAAACGGTGGACCTATTTACGGATTTGATATTATTGCAGGAGAAAAAAAAGTAACTGGTGCATTCCACGATTTTTCTCCACTTCTTAAAAAAGAACATCCATTAACACGTTGGTTTTTAGAAGAAACTAAATGGTTTAAACCGAGTAAAGAGAGAGAATTACCAGATTGGGCAAAGGCTATCTTTAGTGGAGGTATGATAGCCGCTGGTAATGTTACTGAAGAAAAAGAATTAAATCAAATATGTACTTTAGCAGTATCAAATTTAAATTCATATATTGATAAAATAGGTGATTTTAACGGTGATTCTGATAGAGATGAAGTCATAAAGGCACAAAATTATTATTGCGAACATCAACAAAAAAACCCACATACGCCAAGAGTTATGCAATCACTTGGGTTACCTGAAGACGATATTAAAGTCTTTTGTAGTGATAATCTCTTTCCTATCATTAAATAATTCTTATAAATAGTAGTAAAATAAGGATTTAAAATGGCAGAACCAGCAACAAGAGAAACGTTAAAACAGTATGCTTTAAGAGCATTAGGTAAGCCAGTCATTGAGATTAACGTAGATGACGACCAATTAGAAGATAGAATTGACGAGGCAGTACAGTATTTTCAACAGTATCATTATGATGGTATTAGAAGAACATATTTAAAGTACAAATTAACTGCTGCTGACAAAACTCGTTTAGCAGCTATCAATGGTTCAACTGAAACTGCCACAGATAGTGTATCAGGTAATTCATCAACTTGGTATGAAGATAATAATTATCTTGTTGTACCGTCTAGTATTATTTCAGTAATTAATATATTTCCATTTTCAGACAAAGGTAATTTAAACTTATTTGATGTAAGATACCAATTAAGATTAAATGACTTGTATGATTTTTCTTCTACGTCTGTAATTAATTATGATATTGTATTAAGACATTTAGACTTTTTAGATCACATATTAGTCGGTGAAAAACCATTAAGATTTAATCAACACGATAATAGATTATACATTGATATGGATTGGACTAACGATTTACAAACAGATGAGTACCTTGTTATTGAGGCATATCGTAAGTTAGATCCTTCTGCTTATACGGATGTATGGAATGACATTTATTTAAAAAGATACACAACCGCTTTATTTAAAAAACAATGGGGTGCTAATCTATCTAAATTTAACGGTGTTGCAATGGTCGGTGGTGTTACATTAAACGGTCAACAAATATATTCAGAAGCACTACAAGATATTGAAAAATTAGAAAACGAAATTAGAACAACATTTGAATTAAATCCTGCAATGATGATAGGATAATGCTATGCCAATTAATCATTACTTTCAAGGTGGCAACGGCATCGGTAACCAAAACGAAAAAAGACTTTACGAAGATTTAATTGTTGAAGGTCTTAAAATCTACGGCCACGATGTCTATTATCTACCACGTACTTTAGTCAATAGAGATTTAATCTTAGGAGAAGATACAACTTCTCGTTTTGATGATTCTTGGTTGATTGAAATGTACATTGAATCAACTGAAGGATTTGCTGGTTCACAAGAATTAATATCTAAATTTGGATTAGAGATTAGAGAAGACACTACATTTATGGTGTCTAAACGAAGTTGGAATTATCACGTAGGTCAAAAAGATAGTTTGATTGCTGAAGGACGACCTAACGAGGGTGATATTATTTACTACCCTTTAATGAATAGTTTTTTTGAAATTCAATTTGTTGAAGATCAGGAACCTTTCTTTGCATTAGGTCAATTACCTGTTTACAAATTAAGAGTAACACGTTGGGAATACAGTTCGGAAGAATTAAATACAGGTTTAAATACAATTGACGCTGCCGAAGACACTTACACTTTAAACACCTTAAATTATAAGTTTACTTTAGAAAGTGGTCAAGTTGCATTAGACGGTGAAGGTTCAATACAATTAGAAACAGATTATGCAACAGGCGAACCTGCATTTTTATTAAATGAAGATTATACAGAAGCTGCAATACAAACACAATCAACATATGCTTCAAATACAGATTTAGATACTGAAGCAGGTTTTGATACTGCCTCAGCACTAGACGATATATTAGATTTTACTGAACGTAATCCGTTCGGAGAGGTAGACTTATAATGTTAGGAACAAGATTTTATAATCAAAGTTTTAGAAAACTTATTATTGCGTTTGGTCAAATTTTTAATAACGTAGTTATTCAAAGAACAAATAGTACAGGTGGTGTAACTGCTAGAATTAAAGTACCACTTGCATATGCACCAAAAGAAAAGTTTTTAGTTAGATTAGATCAACAAGCAAATTTAGAAAGTAGAGAATTTGCAACCACATTACCTCGTATGGGATTTGAAATCACAGGTCTTACATATGACTCAAGTAGAAAACTAACAAGAGTTCAAAAATATTCTAAAGTAAAATCAGGTGAAGACGGTAAAAAAATGAATTACAATTATTCTCCTGTACCATATAATATTAGTATGAATTTATATGTATTTACTGCTACTGCTGAAGATGGTTTACAAATTATAGAACAAATACTTCCGTTCTTTCAACCTGATTATACAGTAACAGTTAACGTTGTTCCAGATTTAGATATTAAAAGAGATATACCTATTGTATTAGGCAATATAGGTTATGAAGATACATATGATGGAGATTTTACAAATAGACGTGCTGTAATTTATACATTGTCTTTTACAGCAAAAACTTATCTATTTGGTCCTATGAATAATCAAGGTGTCATTAAACAAACACAGGCAGATGTATATTCTGATACTGATACAACCTCAACAAGGGAAGAAAGGATAGTGGTAGTTCCTGATCCGACAAGTGCTGACGCAGATGATGATTTTGGATTTACAACTACAATAAGTTTCTTTGACGATAGTAAAACTTATAATCCTGCTACAGATACAGATGAGTAAATTAGAAGATAGAGTTAATGAAATATTAGGTGTTGAATCAAAAGCACCTGTAGAAAAAAAAGAATTTAAACCTTTAGTACCACGTACTGAAGATAAAGATAAAGCAGACGTAGATAATGATTACAAATA